CCTGGGTCAGCGAGCCCTCGAAGGAGTGCTCACCGCTCTCCCAGCTGGACCACTTCCCCTTGCTCCACGTTCCCGGGCCCTTCGCCCCGAACGGGGCCCGGCCACCGGGCTGGTCGGTCCACTCGCCGGCGTGCTTGCCGGTACCGCGCGGCCAACGGGGCTGGTGCTGCTCGAACTCGGGGTAACCGCGCACGTGCAGCACGAACCCGCGGACCCGGTTCATCACCTCCAGGGCGAGATCCGGGCGCTGAGCGCCCATCAGGTAGGAGACCATCCCGACTGCGCGCACGGCGGCCAGGCGCGGGCGCGCGCTGCCCGAGCCCGGTGAACTGCTGACCGCCGTCGGGCGTGCCGGCTGCGGCCCGGCGCCACCGGGCGGAACCGGCGGAGCAGCGGCCTCGGCAATGTCCTTCTTCTGCTCCTCGGTGAGCGGGGGCTTCTCCTCCAGTTCGCGCACCTCGTCGGCGGTCAGGAACTTGGCAGCCAGGGCGATGGCGTGCGCCTCGTAGCGGCCCTTCGTGTCCGCGCGCAGCAGGTGGTCCAGGTTGCCCTTCACGTACTGCCCGCGCGGCAGCAGCGACGTCATCAGCGCTTCGAACTCGGCCACCATGTCACCGACCAGCCCGTAGCGCAGAATGTCCATGCCCTGGTCGACAATGTTCGCGTATACGCGCGAGGCGTTCTGTCCTCCGGCATAACTGGACGGCAATCCGAAGATATTTGCCCAGTCCGTGATGGAATACTGGCGCGATTCCAGCAGCTGGGTCTCGGTCGGATTCCACGCGATGGGCGTGAACTTCGTCGACGGGTTGAGCACCGCCACCGACCGGGCGCGCTGAGACTTCGTCCAGGACGCCTTCAGCTCATCGGCCTCGGTCTGGGTCAAGTCGGGGTTCAGTGACTCCAGCAGGCCCGTCGGGACTCCGGCCGAGGTGACCGAGCTGGCCGCCGAGTCGAGCGCCTGGGACCGGGTCAGCGTCTGGAAGTGGTTCTCCAGCACACCCATACCGCGCAACTGGCCGGGGCGCTTGGGCCCGCACCAGTGGATGATCTCGTCCGAGTGGTACCACCGACCACCGATCAGGTAGCCCTTCTCGCCCTCCCGGAACCCGGGCGGTGGCGGGTTCCACCCGGTCACCGGATCGGGGCCGAAGCGGTCCACCACGACCGATTGGGCGTCGATCCACAGCGCCGACGTCGGGTACCCCAGCGGGGACCGGGCGGCGACCACGCCGATGGCATTGCCGTGCCAGATACGGTCGAGCGCGGCCGAGCGCCAGACGTTCAGCGCCGGCTCCTCCGAACCGGCCGGATAGGCCAGCAGGGTCGGCTGTGGCTCGATCTTCTCGGCCGGCTTGTCGGCCACGGCCCGGAAGCTGTGCCACGGCGTGCGCCCGAGCTGGTTGGCCACCAGCAAGGACAGCCGCCACGCGGCCGGGATGCCCATCCCGCCCCGGTATTCGCCCTGCTGCCAGTCCGGAAACATGCCCGGTGACCCGTCGGTAATGATCGAGAAATCGGCCCGTGAGCCGGTGACGGTGTTGGTCACCTCGTAGGTCAGGTTCCGCGTCTCGTCGGTGCCGCCGAGCGCACGGCTGATCAGCTTGCCAAGCGCCATGGGTCAGTCCTCCAGCTCGGCAGTGCGGACGGGCTCCAGCTCGGGCTTGCGCGCCGTGGAGCGCAAGCCCTCCAGCTCGCTCACCGGCTCGGGCGCAGGCTCGGGCACGACCGGGGACCGTTCGCTGATCGCCTCCAGCGCGGTGAACACGACCAGCGCGACCACGCCACCGGCCAACAGGGTCCAGGCCAGACCCACCAGCAGGTACAGCCCGGCCAGTGCGGCGACGCCGCCCGCCAGCTGGACCAGGCCGAACAGCACGGAGCGCATCAGAAGACCCTCGATCGGGGGACGGGCTCGGGCTTGGGGATCATCCGAGCGAGGTACAAGGCGCCGGCGGCGGCGTAGGCCGCGTCGACGTGGCCGGCATCGGTGCGGCCGAACCGCCACGAGTCGCCGGTGCGGACCTTCGTGGCGGCGTGCACGTGCGCGTTCAGCAGCGGATCGTCCGGGTGGATGACGCGCCGGCCCAGGACGTCGGCGGCGAAGGTCTGGCACGCCTCCTTCTCCAGGCCCGCCGACAAGCGCGCGAACTCCTCCTCGTCGTCGGTGATGACCCGCTTGATGCCGTCCGGGCCCTTCTTCACCTCGGCCAGGGTCCGGCGGAACTTCAGGCGCAGCGTCCGGAACTCCGGTGCCAGAGCGGCACCGGGCCCGTTCGGGAACCATCCGAACTCGGTCGGCGCGATCTCGGTGACCAACGGCGGGATGACGTCGCGCGCCTCGTCGACCGAGGCCCAGGAGCCCACCGGGAACAGCCGCACCCGACCGTCGCCGAGCAGGGCCGCACCGTAGAGCGTGACGTGCTGGCCGTCCAGGGAGACGTCACAGCACAGTGCCACCCGGGCCCCGGCCCGGCGCTCAGCGGCCAGGGAGGCCGCACCCAGGGCATCGGCACAGGCGCCCCACGCGGCCGGATCGATCGCCGAGTCCAGCGCCGGCACGTGCTGACATAGCAGTTCCGTCCGGAACACCGCCGGCGGGTCGGTGGCCAGGCTGTTGAGGATCGCGGCCATGGTGATCGTGCCCCAGCCCAGCCCCGGGCACGCCTGCGCGATGGCCTGCGGATCGTCCAGGGCGCAGCCGTCGGGCGCGCTCCACTCGAACAGGCCCAGGGTCTCGTTCGTCTCGCCCATGGCAGCCTGGCGCAGCTGGTTCAGCACCACGGACTGATCGTCACCGGCGTTGGAGATGCACACCGTCAGCGCGTTCGGGCGGGCCATGGTCGTCTTGCTCAGCGCGGCCCACGCCTCCGGGGTCCGGTGTTCGCGCAACTCGTCCAGGATCAGCAGATCCACGCTCAGGCCACGACCGGCCGAGCGGGTGGCGGCGGCGACCGGTACCGGGCGCCGGACAGCAGGGTGATGCACTGCTCTCCGTTGGCGTAGCGGATGTTGCCGATCTCGGCACCCAGCTCTGGCGACTCCTGGGTCAGATCCACCGCGCCCTGCCAGGACTCGCGTGCGATGTCCAGGGACTGGGCGGCGCCGAGCACCAACCGGGCGTGACCGAGGTACATGGCCCACAGGGCCAGCACCTTGAGCAGGAACGTCTTCCCGTTCTGCCGGCTGACCAAGGTCAGGATCGTGCGGAACCGGAAGTTACCGTCCGTGCGCAGCTCCAGGGCATGCACGAGCCAGAAGCGCTGCCAGGGCAGCAGGGTCTGACCCAGCACGTGTTCGGCGAAGGCGATGGCCTGGAAGCCCAGCGACGTGGCGGGGTAGAGCCCGCACCCGGTGCCGCACCCGCAGGCGTCGACCCAGGGCGACCCGTGCGGCCCGTCAGGAGCCACCAGGGGCCGCGTCCACAGGCGCGGGGTCATGTAGCCCCGAACCGGACTGTCGACCACCACAGGGCGCTCCTGGGCCCGCAGCTCGGTCAGCGCGCTCACCCGGTCACCCCGCCGGCACCGCCGCGCAGCACGGCCAACGGCCCGCCGAAGCTGGCCGGCGTCGGGGTGGCGGTCTTGGCGCGCGCACTCGGGGCCGCGCCGAGGGCGACCAGGACCGACTCCAGGCGCTGCCCGCACCGGACCAGGGCATCCCGGTGGGACACCTTGGTCTTGAGCGCCCGGATCAACTCGTCCAGCTCGGGTTCCCGATCCTCGTCGTCGAGCCGGCGCAAGGCCCTGTCGGCGACCCGCTCAGCCGCATCCGCACGGTCGATCTCCTCGGCCAGGGCATGCGCCAGCGCGGCGGCACCCCGGTCGCGGGCCGCGAGATCCAGCGCGGCAATCGAGTCCGCCACGGCGTCAGCGAGTTCGCCCAACGATCAGCCCTCCTCGGGCTTGATCGGAAGCTCCAGCTGGCCGGGCAGCTGGTCCGGGTCCTCGGTCACGAACGGCGCGTGCAGGTAGTGGTTCGTCGTGCCCGGCGCCGGTTCGTAGTCGCTCCACAGGTGCGCCGGGACCTGGCTCCAGTCGGTGGGCACCCGGCGCGGCACGTCGTCGCTCACTCGGCGTCCGCGATCGACGCCCGGACCGCCGCGTCCTTGGCCTGCGTGAGCAGCACCAGAGCGCGGGTCAGCTCGGGATCGTCGCCGTCGATCCACTCCAGAAGGTCGCAGGCCATCGCCCGGAACAGCCCGGCGACCTGGAGCTGATCGCCCTGGAGCCGAGAGTTGACCTCCAGCCACCGGGCGGCCGACTTCACCGAGGGGTGACGCCGGGCCGCGCTCTCGCGCAGGCCGGCGTTCGGGTCGGCACTCACGCCGCGTGCCGCCCGCCCACGCCGCCGGACACCGAGCGCTGCACGGAGCCCTCGGAGCCGGTCACGTCGGCCGGCTTCCAGAACCCGAAGTGCCCGGCGACCGCCACCACGAAGGTCAGCAGCACGCCGTAGGCCGCCTGAGAGAAGTCGAACGTGGCCGCCGAGTTCAGAGCCACCAGCCACTCGGACAGGAAGCTGGACACGGCCGACAGGAGCAGCAGGACCACAGCCTTGAGCGCGCCGGACGCCACACGGGCGGTCACGAGCGCCACCAGAATGGGGAGCAGGGTCCCGACCAGGGCAGAAATACCCTGGGCAAGGGTGATGGTGGAGACCATGGGGGTGGTCACCTTCCGTATTCGTGCGCGGGGAGCGCGGGGAGCGAATGCGTTTATGGAATTGTGGAAAGAATGGTATTACGCTGCGTCGTCCGGGGGGACATCACGCAGGGTGACAATAGGGCTCGCAGCACTCCGAATCCAGGGCCGGAGCAGTCGACCGGTCTCCGCCATAGCGACGCCCAGGGCTCCCAGGGCCTCTGCCAGGTCGTCAGCGGCCCGCACAGGGCGGGCCATGCGGGCCGCTGACGCACGCGCCGGGTGGGGGCCCGGCACGCTGCCCAGGAGGTTGCGGGGGCTCTCCTGGGCAAGTTGGGAGGCGGGGTCCTGACCTCGCCAGGGAGCGGTCCGGGCTCGGGGGGAGAGGGACAC